CACTCGTGATGTCTGCTACGTCGGCACAGAGTACGGAAACATATTGGGCTATGGCTCATGCAACGACATGATTGACCGAGTAATTACTGGGGGCAAATAAATGACAATTCAAACAGCAGGTGAAGCAATCGAACAACTGCAACGTATGTACGGCAACGCACTTGAAAGTAATCTCGTTATTACTTGGTGGGATTACACAGACTTCGAAGATATGGCAAACGCAGACGATGCGATGCAAATCTGTGAAGATGCACTTGATATCTGTATTGGTCACATCAATGACACAGTATGGGCAAACGCCAAGATGAAAGAAGAAGAAAGTGAGGAAGAATAAATGGGCTACGTCGAACTTATTCCAGTAACGGCACAGCAGTTAGATATCTGTGACGAATGCTGTCAACAAGGATTGAAATCATCAGGAAAAGTTGTATTGGATTTCAATAAAGAAGAAGTTCTTTTCTTCTGCTTCAACTGCGTTCACAAGTTTAAGTTGTAAATCAATCTTGTCGAATGCGAGTCAACATAGGTTCTTGGTCATTCATGCCTTTCTCTCCTATGAAGGACGTTCACGACCTTAGCAGACCGAGCGAGACGTACCTGCTCGCATTCGACTTCCCCCTATAAGTAGAAAGGAAAAAAATGATTCAACAAGTTATTTTCGATAATGTGGAATTAGTAAGTATTCAAGAAAAAAACTACATTCTTCTTCATTACATGAACAACATCATGTCGATAGATGAAATCTCAAAGGAGTTAGGTATCGACAGACTCATCATTCGCAAATTCATATCCGACTATGAAAAGAGAGCAAGAGGAATTAAATGAATAAACATCAAGATGATTTAATTAAATCAATCGACTTCGCCAACGAATTTATGAAGGTAGTTCGTGGCTTCAAAGTCGAACACGACCGACCTGACGGCTTGCCACAGGACGTTAAAGAACATCTTGCTAATGAATACCTCGACAACTTAATCAAGGAGCGCAATCTAGAACCAGAGATGCTCATCTGGGGAATGCTCCACATGATTGAAATCCTGTTGAAGTATTGCGATTTAACGCCAGAGGATTTATCTGCTGTCATGGATAAGTTCGTAGAACACATCAAAGATAACCCAGAGATATATGGAGATAAAGATGAGAATGATTAGAACTAAGAAGGGTGTTTCAGTTGGATTCGAATTAGCAACTGAATCACCAGTTATTAAAGATGCACCATGTCAATCAGTTGACCCAGAGACGTTCTTTCCAGACCCGACAGACGTACTTAAAACTCGTGAAGCAAAATCATTATGCAAACAATGCAAACCAGAAACGAAAAATGATTGTCTCACATTCGCATTAACTAACAAGATTGGTTATGGGATATGGGGTGGACTTACTACAGATGAAAGAAGAAACCTTAAACGTAGGGAGCAAAGAATTGAAAGTAAGAATTCGTTATGACCGAATGGCTAACAAGTACCGACATCGCAAATCAAATCGGCGTAAAGGTTCGCACGATATACAAGTATCGAGAGCGCGACACCCTTCCAATCCACGATGCGATGATTGGCAACAGACCAGTATGGAAACAGACAACAATCGACGATTGGATAGTCAATCGTGATTCAAGTGAAGTGGAGATTCAATAATGGCAATAAAAATTAGAGACTGCGTTGAATGTGCAGACCAGCACTACACCAAAGATATGTATCCACATGAAGGTTCATATATCTGCGAACAATGCTTTCACGATACATTCACTTTTGATAAATCTGATGAAGTGGAGATTCAATAGTGTTCGATGAATGCACAACGTGTCAGAAGCCAGCACAATTTATTCAGATTGAAGGCGGTAACTATTACTGCGCTTCATGCATATTAGAAATGTACGGAATGGAGAATCAGTAATGCCTAAATGTCTAGACTGCAATAACACCAAAGAGTTCATAACTGCATTCGTTGAATTCGAAGTCTCAATCTTCGACGGAGATAAGTGCGTTGATAACTATGCAGGTGACCGAGAGCGAATCGATGAAACGTATCCACCAGAATGCAAAGAGTGCGGTGGTACGAAAATTGACGGAGATATCTAACGAAGTAACTTTTTAGGAATTAAACAAAGTTACTTCAAACTACATAAGCAGAATCAAATCTCACTAGGTGTATCTAGTCTCATTATGTGGACACCCCAGACCAATCGGTCTGGGGTTTTTTTTGACTTGTAAGTTACTGGTCAGTAACCTACTCGTCAGTAATACCGCCTTCTACTGGCAAGTAACATTACTCATCAGTAGGGGCGCACAGATTGGGGGTGGCAGGTGTACGTCGTAGAGCGCAACGGCAGGTGGACAGGCTATTACAGACAGGGCGGTAAACGCCGTTCTGCTGGCACGTGGGACACGAAAGTGGAAGCCGAATATCACGCCATGCAAGCAGGGGTATCGGGCGTTACAGAGCCTTCCAGAGCCGTATTTACCCTATCGGAATATCTAGAGGGCTGGTTCAAGTCTGCCGACCTCATGCCTATCACGCTCAAGGGCTATCGGTCGGTTCTGGAAAGATTCGTAATCCCAGAATTAGGGGCGCAGAAAGTAACTTCGATATCAGCCCGCACAGTCTCAGATTTACTTGCCCGACTTCGGGCGCAGGGGGTCGGTTCAGCGACTCTGGCGCAGGTGAAGGCATCGCTAGGGTCAGCCCTGTCTCGGCTCGTGGAGACTGGCGAACTGCCTGTAAACCCCACCAGAGGCATCAAGGTGAAGCAACGTCATGCCGATATCCAGAACGTATTAGAGCCAGAAGAATTCAAAGAGATACTCAGTAACTTAGAGACGCAGGGCGCAAAGTTACTTGCCCAGTTCCTAGCGGTATCAGGTTGCAGATTCGGAGAAGCGACCGAGATTCGGGTCAAAGATTTCAATTTCAGAAGCGGTGAGGTGTATGTCCAAAGGCGAGTGAGCGACTTGGGAGCAAGCCATACCAGTAGGTTCATGGTCATTGATGCCACAAAGTCAGGTCATAAGAGAAGCCTCACCATAAGCAAAGCCCTACTACTAGAGATTCAAGGCTATGTCACAGCAAAAGCCCTACGAAAAGATGACCTGCTGTTCTCAAGGTTACTGGTAGGTGAACAGACTAAAATAAAGACTTCTCGTGGCACAAAGCCTTCTCGACCATTCGAGAAGGACGGAAAAAAGTTCCAGCATGGAACGCTGTACGCCTACACGCATGGCAGATGCAGGTGCGGTGCTTGTCTAGAGTCGGTGCGAAAGCACAGGCAAAAGGCAAAGCCATACCAGAAGCCATACCAGAAGCCACAGCGATTCATCGACCAGACGAGTCACCTGCCACGAGATGTATGGAGAACCATCTGGAACAAAGCAATAGACAAGTCCGCAATCGGTTGGAGTCCCAGAACCCATGACCTTCGGCACGCTAACGCTACCCACCTTCTAAAAAGTGGGGTAGATGTGCATGAAGTCAAGGAACGTCTAGGACACCAGTCGATTAAGACGACAGAGCGATACTTACATCGCCTTCGTCACAACCAGTCAAAGGCATCAGAAAGTGCCAGCGACTTTTTGGAGTGATGATGAAACATCTACATAAGAATAAAGCGGTAGTGGTTTGGGCTATAGGAGTCCTAGTGGTTGGTTTACAGGTGGCTGGCAGTCATACTGCCGAAGCATTGAAAGCCATACCACAAGCCCAAGCACAACTAGCGGAGAAGGCATTGCGTGCTAAGACCCTTGATAAGTTCCACAACGCAGACAGACTCACCAAGACAGATTTGGTGCATTTGCTCTCAGCCGTGGGATTCGAAGGCAAAGACCTACGAGAAGCATGGGCAATCGCAATGAAGGAATCTAGAGGCAATCCTCTCTCCCATAACGGAAACCGAAAGACTGGCGATAACTCCTACGGGTTGTTCCAAGTCAATATGCTCGGTTCAATGGGTCAAGAGCGTAGGGATAAGTTCAATTTGGATTACAACGCCAAATTGCTTGACCCTGTGGTTAATGCCCAAGTTGCTTATCACATGAGCAACGGAGGCAAGGACTGGAGTGCATGGAAAGGAACTAAGACACCAGTAGTTAAAAGCCTGATGGCTCAGTTCCCAGACAAAGCAAAAGCAAAGCCATAGCAAAAGCATAGGCATACGGGAAGCCCCCCTAGCAATAGGGGGGTTATCTCCCAGAGAAGGGGCGCAGATGGAAGAGAAGCAATATAAAGAATACCTAGAATTAGCAAAGCAATACCAAAAGCAATACTCAAAGCATGAGCAATATAAGAAGCCTCATCAAGAACAGCATCATAGTCAAACACTTGGTAATGACTATGGTAAAAAGGTTGAAGAGAAACCTCTCATTGCTGAAGAAATAGATAAATTGTTCTGGGGCAAATTAGTTCAACTTGGTTGGCGCACAGATAACAACCCATTACTTGAAAGCGCAGATTCCAAAGCCAGAACTACTCGGTTTGTTTATGTATGCCCAGACTGTGACCTACCTCTTCATGCAGAGAATGCAATTAGAGTAACTTTAAGCAAGGCCAAAAATATGTGTGATGTTTCTTTGTTAAGAGATAAGTTGTACCAACATAAGCATGTATTCAAAGATTGCAAAGCCATACCAGAAGAGGAATCAGAATGAACTGTTACAAAGAAGGCTGTTTAAAAGAAGTTAAATGGTTCATTTTTGTTGATGGCTCTGTGGCATGCGATGACCATGCTCCAGCAGATTATTCTCAAGAACTAGAGTAAAAGCAAAAGCCCCACCAGAAGGTGAGGCTTGAGCCAAAGCAATACCAGAAGCGTTACTGGTTATCTTTAATTAACTTCACTTCGCAAGCATCGGTGGTGCAGTAAGCCTCACCAATAGCATCAGCAGCCATACCAGCGTAGACACCAGACAAATCAATGGGGAACAACTTCATAACCCCGTCGTTTTCGTATTCATCTTTAGTAATCTGTGTGTAAGGCATCTGTGGGTAGACAGCATTACCAGAAGGCAAGAATGAGACAGTCTTAAGTTGACCGTCATACATATGCAAAGCCGTACCAATAGCCGAGGCTTCTGCCTCTGGGTCAAATGAAATAGTTACAGAGACAGAGTTGTCTGACCAGTAGCGTTGAGCGGTAGCAGCAAGTGCCATCTTCTCGTAGATACTGACATCCTTTTCACTGCGTCGTGCTTCTGACTTGATAGGGAAGAAAACAACAGAAGTCGTATCAGGAGACTCACTTGCTGGTTCTACTCTGTAGTTAGCCAACTTAAAGAGTGGCAACATAGGGTCGTTATTTGAAAAACGAATAGCACGGTTGAAATACTCTCCACCGACTGTCCAGTGAACTCCAGGTGATTCACCAGCCAAGATACTTACTGTTCCAGAAGGTTTGACTGTGGTCATCTTGATGGACTCACGGATACCCAACCACTCAGAGTATGAGGTGTCATATGTCTTGATGGTCTTGTATCCCTCGTCCATCCATGTGCGAAGCACAGGCAGACCCTTGTTATCTGCAAAGTTTGCTACACCAGAGACAGATGTACCGATGCGACGGTTGCGTTGCATGATGGCATTTGTTTCTTCCCAGTGTGTTGGAAGAAGAGTTACTGTCTTTGCATAGAGATAAGCGAACTTCAATGTGCGCTTAAAATCTTCCAAGTTGTCGTGGCGGTTGAGGTAAGTCTCAACCAAGGTACAGCACTCAAATGACTCAAGTGATTGTTCAGCGCAAGGGTTATACCCAGCGATGCGCCAATCCTTGTTGTTGATTGGGTCAGCAAGTCGACCGTATTGCTTTGAAATATCCATCCAGATAACTCCAGGCTCACCGTTACGTGCAATACCCTCAATGATTGCATCAAGGTCATCACCCACATTGACAGCAACGGAGTTGTTTGACATCCATCCGTGCGTCATGCGCTCTGGGTTCTTCTCGTAGTTCTTGAGGTTAAGGAAATCTTCGTCTTCAATACGCCCAATCAAAAGTTCAGCAGAACGGCGAACGTTTCCAGAAACGACACAGACACCAATCATGTTGCCAATATCAGCAATGTCACGGCGAGTAAGTAACTGCCCAGAATGGCCCGCAAACATCTGATGTAGGTAATCGTGCAACTTGATTAGTGGGTCTGGCCCTGCTGCTGTTCCTCCAAAGGTCTTAATCGGAACACCTGCTGGTCGGATTTCTGAGTAGTCAAAGATAGGCTTCTTTGTATCTGGCTTAAGGTAGCAATCGATGATTGCGGCAGTCGACTTGACCCAACCCTCTCTGGTATCTGGGATAACACTAGTAACTTCTCCTTGTGGCTCATAGATAGTGAACTCTTTGTCAGCGCCCTTATCATCGAAGCCAACTCCTACACCCAACATGGATGCCTCCATGAGAAATGCAAATGGCTTTGATGGCTCGACCTTGTTCATAGAGCCAGTTGATACGAAGGCGCAGTTTTGCAGGGCTGCAGAGTTGCGGTGCTCGTTAACGATTGATGTACCCATGACCCAGAGTCCTCGTCCAGGCGGTGTCCACTTCAATTCAAATAGTCGGTCGAATGCTTCTTTGGCAGATGAGGCTGCCTTAGCATCTGACCATGGAAGTCGGTTGGTCTTGGCGTGGTCTTTTTGGAGTGAGTACATGCCATTGATGACGCGCTCACATACGTCTGCCCATGTCTCCTTAGTACCATCTTCCTTTAGTCGTGAATAGGTTCTGAGAAAAGTAATCTCTCCTACTGAATTTCCTGCTGCGTCTCGATATCCGAATGGTGCTTTCTTGCTTCTGTATGGCGCCACAAAATCTTCGGTTAACTTAAATGAGAACAATGACATAACCCCTACCATTTCTATAAAGTGTTAAATACCCCTCAGTGGGTTGCTTAGTATTACGCCTGGAACCCTATCAGGTATATGTCAATAAGGTGAAGTGCTAAAGCCAAACTTAAGGGGCTAAACTAACCTCCACTTTGCTCCACTATGTTCCACGCCATTTTACACGCTGTAATCAGGTAACACTACTCTTCGATAGACTCCGAGATAATCTTGGTGACAGTCTCTTCACGTAAGGTTTCTGGTAACTCTTTTAGGGCTTGAGCGCGGTCACCAAAGATTGCAGATAGAACTCCGCTAGAAGATTGACGTTGGGCAGTAATTTGAATGAACTCTTTGTTGGTCTCCATATCTTTAACTTGACCAACCAATTTGTAAAGTCTGTCTATCTCTTGCGAGAGGTTAGGGTCTGCATAACCACCGTTCATTTCTTCTGCAAATCGCATAAAAGCCACTCTTTGCCCTTGCATTTCAATAATTGCTGTAAGTAAAGACTTCAACTGGTCTTTGGTTTTAACTTCGATAGGCAGATTAAATGCACACATATTGTCTGGCTTAAAGGCTGGGCAGTTGCTTGCAACAAAGCAAGTGTTGCATTGACGAAGAGATGACTGTTGGTTGTTGATGACTGGAACATCTTGCAGAACGTCTTTGCCATTCTCATCTTGCTCAACAACCGTCTTCATCTTTACACCAAAAACAGGAAGGTTTTGTATGTCTTCAGGGTCTCTTGGAACTACTTTATTGGGCTCTTGTTTCCGCACTGGGACATCACTGTTATCAGATGTGGGAGTTTCAAATCCCATTAGACCTGTTAAGAAAGTATCGTTGTTATCAGGTATCTTCTCACCCTTACCACCTTC